AAAGAAGATGGAACATTAATGACAACTATCAATAATACTGGTATTAATATTGTTTCGGGAGATGAATATCAGATTGATGGAAATTCAGTATTGAGTAATAATACTTTAGGTTCGGGTGTAGTAACGTCGTCCTTAACTACTGTTGGGACTCTTGATTCAGGCTCTATATCAAGTAATTTTGGAGATATTGATATAGGAGCCAACACCATAAAATCACAAGATATTTTAGTTACAAATGCTGGGATAGGTGTTGTATCAGCATCAGCAGCCCTTGATATCCAGGATATATTTGCTGATAAATCAAGTGTCAATACTATTGTTAAAATAACTTCTACTACTGATGATAATACAGCAAATATCGGTTTTGGGGGAAGAATTAGTCTCAATGCTGAGAACGGAGGTGATGCGTCAAACAGTGGTTCAATTCAAGAAGCGGCAACTATAGATTATTATCTTAAGGAAAGAGATGTGCTTGATACTGATAATACAACTAGTGATTTAACAGCAGATATATGGGGTCTGAAATTTAGAATTAAAGATGACGAGCAAATGGTAGATGCTTTGACTATAGTGGGAGCAGGAGGTGGGCCTGATGGAGATAATTCACAGCCTCATGGCGCTAACATTGGTATTGGAACTAATACTCCTACGAATAAATTAGATGTAAATGGAACATTCAGAGCCACCGGTGCAGTAACTTTGGATACAACTCTTGATGTCACGGGAGCAACAACTTTAAATTCTACGCTAAGTATAACCAGCGCAACAACAATCAATTCGACATTAAGTATATCCGGTAAATACTATGGAGATGGCAGTGAATTAACTAGTTTATCAACCAATTTAATATCAAATGACAATAGTTCTGTTGATATATTGACAAAGACAGTTGGCAACTCAATAAGTTTTGATGGAGTAAGTACAAATAGTGTATATGATGAGAGAACATCTTCGGGAAATATAGTTTCATACTCTTTTAGATTTAAGATGACAAATGCTACGCAAACAGCATATCTTTTCAGCAGTCCTACAGGAACAGGAGGAACTACATCTAATAATAGATATGTAAAAATATATAATAGTGGTTCTTCAATTTCTTTGAGTAATAGCAATGAGACTACAGACGGCAGTGGTAATATTAATGGTGATGGCACTCAATATTTCCAGAATGATACTCTTCACCATGTAGTTATTTCTGCACAAACTCCTTTTTCAGGACCGAGCACGACTGATTATAAAATATATGTAGACGGAGTCTATAAGTTTACTCAATCAGAAGATGCTTCACTTAGTAGTCCTTATACAAGTTTTCAAACTAAATTTAAATTAGGTATAGGACACGACGGCAATAATGGACACCTTGATGGCGAAATTCAAGAACTATATATTTTTAATTCAACGATTACTAATTCTGAAGCAACTGATCTTTACAATAATATACTTCCGTTTTCTCTCAATAATAGTCTTGTCCATTCATTGGCAACTACATCTTCAGAATTTATTAAATTTAAAAATGAGTCAACTGAAATTATGAGAATTACAGATAATAAATTAGGTATAGGAACAATTTCACCAGGACATACATTAGATGTAGTTGGGACATTAAGAACCAGTGGGGCAACTATTATTAATTCAACATTAAGTATATCTGGAGCAACTGTTATTGATTCAACATTAAGCCTGTCAGGAAAATATTATGGAGACGGTAGTGAATTAAAAGATTTATCCACTAATTTAATTAAAAATGACAACAGTTCAATTGATGTTTTAACACAAAGTATTGGAAATTCTATAAGCTTTGATGGAGTAAGTACAAATACTATTTATAATGAGAGAACAGCATCGGGAAATGTAGTATCTTATTCTTTTAAATTTCGCTCAAGTGATGTTACACAAAATATGTATCTTTTTAGTAGTCCTACAGGAACAGGAGGAACTACCTCTAATAATAGATATGTAAAAATATATAATAGTGGTTCTTCAATTTCTTTGAGTAATAGTAATGAGACTACAGATGGCAGTGGTAATATTAATGGTGATGGTTCTCAATATTTTCAAAATGATACATGGCATCATATAGTTGTTTCAGCACAAACTCCATTTTCGGGACCCAACAATACTGATTATAAGATATATGTAGACGGCGTATTTAAATTTACTCAATCAGAAGATGCTTCACTTAGTAGTCCTTACACGAGTTTTAAAACTAAATTTAAATTGGGAATAGGACATTTTGGCACAAATGAACATTTTGACGGTGACATGCAGGAGATATATATTTTTAATTCTACAATAAGCGCCTCTCAAGTGTCAGAACTTTATGACAGTATACTTCCATTCAATCTTAATAGTAATATTGTTAAAGAATTAGGAGCTTCTAATTCAGAATGTATAAAATTTAAAAATGAGTCTGCTGAGATAATGCGAATAACCGATAATAAATTAGGTATCGGAACCACTTCTCCAACAGAAAAACTACATGTAAATGGAAATATAATAGCTAATACAGTTGAAGCTAATCTTACTGGTAATGTTACTGGTAATGTTACTGGTAATCTAACAGGAGATATTACGGGAGATGTTACAGGAGATGTTACAGGAGATCTTACTGGCAATGTAACTGGAAATTTATTAGGAGATGTTACAGGAGATATTACGGGAGATGTTACGGGAGATCTTACTGGCAATGTAACTGGAAATTTATTAGGAGATGTTACTGGTAATGTAACTGGCGACCTTATAGGCGATGTTACTGGAAACATTACTGGTTCACTTAAAGGTGATGTAGAAGAAGGAGAATGGAAAGGTAAAGCAATAGCAAGCACAAAATTAGCTGTCAGCGAGGCAATTAAAACTCTTTCGGTTATAGAACTTAATGCTGAACCAGGAGATGAAATTAATGAAAATTCTGACCAAGCATTAGGAACAGATGCTACAACTACTACCGCAGATAAAGCTTGGAGAGAACAAACACATAATAAATTAAAAAGGGCTGAACAAAATGTGGAGAGTCTAAGAAACACAGTAGATTCTTTAGTTTTAGCAATGAGTCAAATTATAAAAGCATTTGAATAATTTAAGATAATCATTCTCGTCAGTTATACAAAATATAAAATATAATATAAGGAACTTGATTATATTTTATATAATCATAGGGGGTTATATATGATTTTTATGAATAAATAAAATATTTTAATTACATAATAAAAACATAATTAAATTTAAAATTCTATGATAATATTAAATGAAAACAGCAGTTACTAAATTATTCAAATACCAACGTCAAAAACAACAAACAGTTACAAGTCTTAAAAATGGCAGAATTGATATAACTGGTAAATATGAAAAAAATTCTAAAATTCCTCTTTTCAATGAGAGTAATTTAGGTATTAAAGATTATAATGTAGATTATTTATCTCATATTTATGAAGGAAATCCGCTTCAATATTATTTCTTTTCAAAAATAAATATAGAACATGTTCAAAAACTAATGAAATATCATGTATATTTACAATCAGGAAATAAACACGTAATAGGCGATCAAGATCATAATCAATTAATAATTATTATGAAATCTATTTATTTACAACATGGGCAAAATAGTCCTGAGAATTTAAAAGCACAAGTTAAAAGATTAAATGCATTTGTTTTAGAATATTCTGTTCCTAATATTTTATTAAATATTGAACAACATAAAGTTTATAAGAAAAACGTAAGCACATTACCAAAACCTATGGACTTACCTAAATATATCTCAAGTGCTGGAACAAGAACAAATCCTAATACAGTATATTAATTTTCTTGATTAATATTATATATGGATACAACTACAAAAACATTATTGTTAATTTCTGTAGGATACATCGTCTACCGCTATTACAAAAATTGGAAAGAATTTAATTATGAACAATCTAAATTAACATGGCCCAGAAAAATACAACCTTGCCCTGATTACTGGGTAAAAGGACCTAATGGAAAATGTAAAAATATGTTCAATGTCGGAAAGTGTCCCCAAACAAAAGGCAGAAGTGGAACAAAATTAGTTCCCCAAGGAGAGATTAATTTTGATACAAACTACTATAAAGGAAAAGATGGAACAATGAATAAATGTCGTTGGGCGCAAAGATGTGGTAATTCTTGGGAAGGAGTTGATAAATTATGCGCCTAAATAATTTGATTATATGATATTAAAACTTTTATATTAATAATTAATATGAAAATTGCTTTATTAGGTAAAATGGGAAGTGGTAAATCTACATGTGCCCAATACTTAAAAGAAAAATATAACTTTGAAATACATTCATTTGGTTTTCCAGTAAAAAAGTTTGCTAAAGAAATTTTTAATGATAATACAAAAAACAGAAGTCTTATTCAGGATTTTGCGCAAAAGGTTAAGGAGATTGACCCAAATGTATGGGTTAATTACCTAATTAATAATGTGGATTTTGATAAAAATATTGTTGTTGACGATTTAAGATTTCCCAATGAATTTGAAATATTAAAAAATAACGGATTTATAGTTATTAAATTAGATATATCAGAAGAATTTCAAGAGTTGAGACTTAAAACTACATATCCTGATAATTTTCAAATACATCTTAATAGAAGAAATGATATATCAGAATCTTTTACAGATGTGTTAGAGAATGATTATATTTATAAAGTTGATTCAAATAATATTAAAAAGTTATATTCGTTTTTAGATTCTATAATAGATAATTATTTTAGTATTAAGGATTAATTACTATATTTATATTAATGTCCGACCTATTATGGGTTGATAAATATAAGCCTACATCAATAAAAGATATATTTGGTAATTCTCAAAATATAAAGAAGATACAAAATTGGTTAAAGGTATTTACAGGAGAATTAAAGCCTAAGAAAGATTTTAAAAATTGTATATTAATATCTGGTTCACCGGGAATAGGAAAAACAAGTATAGCTCATATTATTTTAAAAGCAGCTGGATACAATACAATTGAGTTTAATGCTTCCGAATTAAGAGCTTCTAAAATAATCTCTGAAAAATTACATACTATATTATCAGGAAAATCTATAAAAATGATGTTTCAAGAAGATATTAAAACTGGTGTAATTATGGATGAAGTAGATGGTGTAGAATCAAAAAGAGAGTGCTCAGCATCAGATCTAACGGATTATATTAATTTTAATATGAACAAACAATTAGCTAAATTAAAGAAAATAAATAAAGGGTTAAAGAAAGTTGATAAAAAGAGGCCCGAAGATGTATATGTTAATAAAAATCCTATCATATGTATTTGTAATTTTTTAAGTAAAAGTGTTACTCCATTACTAAAAGATGTAACTCATATTAAATTTACAGAACCAAGTGAATTTGATATAATTAATTTAATGCGGAAAATTAATAGAACAGAAAATTTAGGGTTAAGTGATTTAATATTAAATTTATTAACTCCTTATTGTCAAGGTGATTTAAGAAGGACTATTACAATTATGGAATATATCGGGGGTTTTATTATTAAGAATAAGAGAAAATCGTCTACAAATGATATTATCCAATTTATCAATAAACTTGGTAATAAAGATATGGATATTGGATTATATGAAAGTATAAATACTATATTTTTTTCATATGATTCTGATAATGAACTTTTATTACAATGTTATCATGCTGACCAAAATTTTGTGCCATTTATAGTTCACGAAAATTTTATTAATTTTATAGATAAGAATACAAACGATACATATGAAGATAAATTAGATAATTGCATTAAATATTATGATTATTTAACTACATCGCAAATGTTTAAAGATCGTGTATTTGGTAATTGGTATATATCAGAATATATAGGATATTTTACGAGTGTTTACCCTAATTACATCATTAAGAATTCAAAACTTAAGAATACACCTATTATGACTAATTTAGAAAAATCCGCATTAATTTCAAAATATAACTATAGATATTATAATTTAAAATCAATTAATTTTTTATCCAAAAAACTAAATATTGATATGATAAATTTTCAAATATTAGCAGCACTTGTTGTTAATACGGTATTTGCTTCGCCTAAACATTTACCAAAATTTATGGAATATATATCTAAATTTAAATTATCTTTTAAGGAGTTTGAAAAAATTATGAAATTATCACCATGTTTTGAAATTTACATTAAAAAATGGACAAAGAAATATCAAAAAGACCTCATAAGTAATTTTGAAGATAATTAAAACCAGATATAAAATACCTGATGAATAATTTATCTAATAAAAATATTATTTCTAATTTACATAAAATATTAGAAATTATTGGATGTTACTTAGGATATTACATTGCTATGTTAATTAACTATATAGATGTTTAAATTATTTTAATTATATTAATATAATTTAAGAGATGACTAATTCACAAGATAGTTTTGGATTTAAAAGTGAGTATGAATATGACCGTAAGAAGGATTATCAAACAAGCTCTCAGCCGATTAATACTAAGAAAATAGTTTCAATTATATTAGGCGGTGTTGTGTTTTTATTTTGGCTTGTAAGTGCGATAATTGCTGGAAAGTATGCTTGGAATGAATTTCCTAACGATAGTAATTTAGTAAAACTTGTTAGACTTTGGATTGCGGTGGTATTTTCACCATTGTATATTTTTTACATTTTTATTAAAACAACAGTGTTTAAACAGCAATAAAATCTAATAATAATATAAGTTATGAAAAAAAAAGAGATCAAAGATGAAAATGTTGAGGGATTTCATATAAGTAGTTATTATTTTAGAGATACTTTACACTGGGTCCAATTTTATGCGGTTTGTGCTTTACACATTGTATTGTCCTTAATAGCGGCCAAGCTTGCTTGGACATGTGCTGGAAATTTAAATTTTGTAATACGTCTTTTTAACACTTTTATAGCATCAGTTTTTAGTGAACTCTATATTATTTACTACGCAGTTTACCGTGTATTTATGGGTAACAACTGTATGTAATTTCGATATTCGTTTAAAATGAGAAAAATTTTTATAAATAAAGAGTATAATGTCAGAAGAAAATCAAGTAAATAAAGAAACTACCGAAACTACTCAAGCCCCCCAACAACAAAGAACCGTTACCGCTCAAACCGTCCTCCTCAGCGCCGTCGAACTCGCCCAATCAAGAGGTGCCTACAGAGTAAACGAAATGGCTCTCATCACTGAAGCCCACAGAATTGTAACTGCTCAAGAAAACGCCAGATTACAAGCCGAAGCCGCTGCCAGAGGCGAATCAAGCGCTGAAGCCGAATCCGGTGCTGAAGCCGAATCATCTGAATAAGTTATTTAACCTTATTCTTGATTATTAAGAATCATTAATTCAGTTCCTTTGTGAATCTTTTTTACAAAGTGTCTGTCATTCTCGCATATTTTTGCTGTAATACAATCCATATATTTATTAGAACCCATATTATAATGCTCATTAATTATATTTAATGCTCTATCAGTCATATTAGTAATAGTGCTCTGTTTATCTTGATATTCCCACTGAACTCCATTATATACTTGCGCCAGAGGTTCTTTTTTATTAGGAATTTTAATATTTCTATTTTCCTGATGATCACTATTAAAATGAATATGTTTAAGAAGACGAGGAATACAGGTTGCTGGTTCCTTACTTATTAATTCTTTAACATAATCATCTTGTATATAACTTAAGTTTTCCTTTCCAAAAGGCTGAACTATGATATTTTGACTATAATTGTATACATTACCCTTGCCTTTTAGCAACACGTCTATTTGTTTTTTCAGTTCTTCTATAATTTCTTGCTCTTTTTGTCGCATTAATCTTTCATGATTTAAACTGACTTTCATTTCTTCTATCGCATTTATATAGGGTTGAACGTGTTGTTCAATTCTGGATTTAATAATTCTACAACTTCTCCTTAAATGGTCCTCAAGATATCTCTTATGTTGGAATGTTGTATTACAATATATGCATGTTAAGTCATCATCACCCCTGTGTTCACATTTCTTTTTACTGAAATTTTCAGCGTTTTTCAACGTTTTTTTCGAATGAATAGGTGCTTTTTCAGCGTTTTTCAGCGTAGATGGCATTTTTTCTCCTAATTGTTCCTGAAAACAGACATCCAAATTTACGTCTTTAAGAATAACTCTGCAGGTTTTCTTTTTGAGAAAATGCCTCCTAATATTACCTTTTAAGTCAGTTGAATATCCACACCTATCACATATATAGGCAACCATATTGTAGTATAATATATAATATATTTATATTTCTTTTAGGTAGTTTATTTTTAAATAAAAAACGAATGAAAAAACGAATGAAAACGAATGAAAATGAATGACATTCGTTTTTTATTTTCTACTAATTAATTACGACGATTATATCGATAGTTACGCTATTCGTTTTTTTTGTAATTAACCTAGTTTTTTTCATTTTTTTTGAATGAAAATGAATGATATTCGGGGGGGGGGTTTTTTTATTTTTCTAAAACTTTTTCTGAAAATGAAAATCAGTTGTACTTTTTTTGTTAAAGTATTTAAAATTAATTTATATTGTATATACTATGTCTAATCAAAGAAATGATGCTGATAGTATAGTCAGTCAAGCACTGAACAGTATTCAAGAGAGTAATTCAGCACCTAATGTATTCAATTTTAATTTTAATACATATACTAATTGCTATAACTCATCTTTAAATTCTAATGCTAATAATACAGAATCATCAGTAGATTCTGGAGGAGAATCAGATACAATGATTAATAATGAGGAGATTACAGCAGAAATTGAAATTACTGAAAACAACACCAATATTTCTCCAGAAACACTTAATAATATTTTACCAAGAACAGGAGTTCAAACTACAACCCGTTCAGCTATTATTCCAATTTCTATGAATAGTTCTTCTGAAGATATTTCTAATAGACTTCAAGAGGTTGTTAATTCAATTATTAATGATACGGATCCGCCTGGTTTACAGCCTATTAGTGCTGGAATATCAATGACTCCTATTATTTCCGAGGGTATAATTAATTCTAATCAACAGAGTAACCAGAGACTAACACTGCAGGATATTAATAATAATACAGAAGTGTTTATTAATAGTGACTTGGAACAAAAATGTCACATATGTAATGAACAATATAAAGAAAATGAAATATGCCGAAAAAATATAAAATGTGGGCATTATTTCCATCAAACTTGTATTGATACTTGGTATTCAGAGAATAATAAATGTCCTATTTGTAATCAGTTCATCATATAAAATGTTTTATTATAATATATAATGATACTACTATATATTTTAATTATTTACTTCATTCATCTCATATTGTCTAAAATTATACCTGTTAAAAAGGAAAAATTTGTATCTTATAAACTTAATGTTCCATTAACAAGAAAGTATAGAAAAACGCGCCATATAAATCCCAGACTATCTCTACCTCCAGGAACTAGCAGTATTGACAATAAATTTAAAAATAAAAAACTTGAGGCTAATCAGTCGGAATATTGTGAAGATAATCCTACTTGCTACCCATGCCCTAATTGGAAGCATATAGGCGCACCTATGTGCTTAGCATAATTTAGGATTTTCTGAAAAAGTCAGTAATTTCGGTGCTTCTGGACTTACGATTATTAACAATTCTTAATATATCCCTAAATACAATTTCTCCCGCTTCTTTTGCCTTAGCTTCTTGCATCTTTTTAATAGAATCATTAATACTTTTACCCATTGATAGTTGTTTTTTATAAATGTTATTGAATTCAGCAATATCTTTACAAAATCCACTAATATCTTCAAGACATAATCCAAATATTTGACTTACTGGTTTCATAATTTGATTAGTAATGTAATGTTCATAATCTGGTTTTAGTTTATGTTTATTAATATAATCTGGATGTTCAATTTTATCACCTTGTAATTTTGAACTTGCTGCTTTTGTTCCTGAAACATCTACATAAATAAACGGAATTCTATCATTCACTTGGGGTTTATTACCAGGATCTCTTTCAGCCATTCTATCTGCTAATACTTTATGGGCGATTCTATCAGGCTCCTTATAATAAGATGATAGAGTCTTACTAATAATAAGAGTATCTAAGGGATATTTCCCTTGAATAAACTCTCTCAACATCTTTCTCGTCCATGTTACAACGTCTTTAACCGGTTTTCCACCCATAATAAGATCAATAATTCCACCATATACAATTTTTACGATAGGGGCGTTATCACGTCTTTTTAATACAATACCCATACTTTTTCTTTTAAATTTATCAGGGTCAGTTTCATATAGGTTACCTACATATCTCTTTTTACTAAGTAATACAAACGGATCGAAAGTCTTCTCATATTCCAAAAATTGCGGATGCCTTAGCTTGTGTTTTTGAATCTGTTTTTCTGTATAAATAGCAAGCTCAATACTTTTTTTCCTAGCATCTCTTCCTATAAGTGGCTTACCATTTTCATCAAGAGTTTGAAAGTGAACAAACACTGAATCTGTATCACCATAAACAACCTTATTTTTAAGATATATTGTCTCTCCATTAGCCAACACCTGTGGATAATTATTTACATCTTCGGCATATTCTTGTGCAATAATAAGACGTTCGCGACCTGTAGCTGTTGTAGAAGCGGCAATTTCTTTATAATAAATATCACTCGTTTTAGCACCAAGTTGTCCATATAGTGAATTTGCTGTTACTTTAAAAGCAAGCTGAAGACCATCTAGAATTTCTTTTTCAAAATCATTGTATGTATCGTTAATACTAATAATTTCAGCATCTTCTGGTATATTTTCTTTTCCTGATGGAGTTTTAACTTCCTTTTTATCTTTATCATATACTCCTACAAATTGTTCTCCTGACTTAGTAATAACAGTTTTATATTTGATTTTAATACGTGTGTCCTTTCTTGCTTTTAGTAGATATCTTTCAAGTTCAGGAATAATACCCTTTTTACCTCCTTCCTCACATGGGTCACTATATTGAACAAATCTTACTGTTTTTTCTCCTACTTTAATTTTTCCTTTAACAGTTCCATTTGCGGTAAAGGTTGTTTTGAATACATCATATGTAACATCTTCGTGACCGAAATAACCAAGATCTTTAATTCGTTTTGCTCCTTCTTCTCCCAAATATTGTTTATCATCTTGACCTATAATTGAATCATGCGAAAGATTTCTTTCAATCATTGAAGATGGATAAAGTGAACCATAATCAAGAACAGCTACAGGTTTATCTATATATATACCTGGATTAGGATCAAGAACTACTGCTCCTTCAAAACCCTCCTTATCAAAAGAATCTTTATATAAATAAGGTAGTAAGTAATTTTTGTTCTTTAGAAAATACGATGTGAGACTAAGAATTTTAATACCTTGTCCTCTTGAAATAATCCAAGCAAGAGGATTAAGACATACATTTGCCATACCAATGTTATTACTTACAAGTGACAATTTTGTCAGAAGTTCATGACAAAGTAGAACGTCCATCATACAATAATATGCAAGTTTAGCTCGTTCCTTTGGACCCTGTTGTTGAAGATAAAATATTTCTTGTGGGGTTATATCGTCTTTTCCCAAACACCAACTAAATTTACTACAATTATCACTGGTGAATTTAAGTTTATCATTAATATATATTGTTTTTTCAGCATTATCCAATCTTTTAATTTGAAATTTTTTACCATCTTCATATTTAGTGTCAAAATAATCACCACTTTCATTAAATACTATATAGTTACCAACGGTCAGTCCTGAGAGTCCATTCGTTGTAATTTTTGTAACATTTTCTGTTTCGTTATAGTCCAAGCTTTTAATTTTACCATTTATAAATGTTGATGAAACATTGTCAAGTTTATATGAGTCAAGATTAAAGCCCTTTTGAACTAAAGGAAGCATATCCATCTGAATTCTTCCTGGAATATCTACATAGTCTTTTTTAATTAATTCTCCTGTAGGACCTTTTACTTGCTTTACTTTAAGAACAGATTGATAATCAGCTATTCTACTCATATAATTAAATTCCTCAGTCAATCCCAATTCTTCGGCGCGTTTAAACAACCATGGAGTATCAAAACCATCTGTATTCCATCCTGTAATAATTTCAGGATCTTCTTTAATTATAAGTTCATTAAATCTCATTAACAAATCTTCTTCAGATTTATAAGATTCTGTAATAGCAGTATTAATTTTATCACATGTTCCAGTAGGATCGTAAGTTAGCATATAATTAACATCCGCGCCTGTATCACCAAACTTACGAATAGATAAACCAATTTGAACTGTTTTATCTCCTTCTAATTTTTCAAATGAACTATTAAGAATTCCTGTTATTTTTTCAATACAATAAGAACTATGTTTCTTCCTATTAATTGAATTATTATCAGTGCTAATTGTAAGAAGACTTGATATTTTTTTAGAAGCTATAATAATATTATTTGTCGCCGGTTTATATTTATACTTAGGGTATACTTTAGATATACCCATTTTTTCAGAACCGTTCTTAAATGCCGCGGTTATTCTTACATTAGCAAATTCTTCTCTATTTTCAAGAATATCTTTATTATTATCTATAGTTTTTTTAAGACTTTTATCACATTGTGAAATAAGAGCGGAGTTTTGTTGATGTAATTTAAGATAGTCATTATATAATTCCCTAGAAAGTTTTGTATAATCTTTGATAGGTAATGGAAAGTCACCATGAGATGAATCACACTCAATATCATAGGCCATTACTTTCATACGCGTATTCTTGTCAGATTCTACTGGTTTAACGTCACTCCAGTGAGTCTGCAGAACAAAATCAGTATGATATTCGTCAGATTCAATAATACTATAATTGTCGTTCTTAATAGTGATCCAACTAACAGGCTTAATATTAGTATGATGAATAAATTTAAGAAGAGGGTCTATATTATTTTCATAAAGGCTATAAATTTGTTTCGAATTCGAGGAGCCTGGTAATCCCATAATAAACAATTCCTTTGGATAACGTTTACAATCTCCTGTTTGTTGATTATATTGGCTATTTTGAAAAATGTTTACAGCTTTTTTCATAGCACTGTGATTAGTAAATTTAAATCTTGCGAATCTATACAATTTTTTATTATCGAAATTTCTAAAGCTATGTTTACGTAGTATAGAAACTCCCGATAAACAATCTTTATATTTAGACCATAGATTTGCCTTTACAAATTTTTTAAGAACTGTAACAGTAGCTTTATCATACCGTTTATGACAATCAGGTAACTTAATATAGAAGTAAGGTGTAAAATTCATTACTTCCATGGTATAGGTTTGTTCTTTATCATCTTTACCAAATAAAACGATTCTATATTTAGAATTATCTTTTTGAGGCTTAAATGATTCGTCACTATCAGATTCACTTGATGATTTTTCTTCCACATAATCATCACTATACCAATCAATAATTTGGAACTTAAGATTTTTGTCTAATTTAGGCATGTTATATAATGAGTATTATATTTTTATCTTTAAATTTTTAATCAATTTTTTCTTTTTCTGTGTTTTAATTAATGGCTCTTAGAATATATTTTTTTCTCAAATCATAATAACTATGGACGAGATAACACTAACAATTATTATAATTATATTGGTTCTTGTTTTTTTTATGCATTATGAATCAAAGTATTCAGAACTAACCTATGTAACATCACCAGTAGATAAGGAGCAATATCTTGTTCGCAATCGTGAAGATAAAGAAGAGGCCGCGGATATTTTAGCGACAATTAAGAAAAATTTAATGGATATTGTAAAATATTTAAAAAAAAATAATATGTCTGACCCTAAAGTAAGAAGATTAGTAAAAAAATATAGGCCATCTAAGATATCTGAATCATTACCTAATACAAACTATACATCCTATTCTGTAAATAAAGGTGAAAAATTGGTATTCTGTATAAGATCTAAAAAAAATCATAAATTAATTGAAATTAATACAATGATGTTTGTAGCTATACACGAATTAGCACATGTAATGACAAAATCGGTCGGCCATACTGAAGAATTTTGGGCTAATATGAAATATCTATTGAAAAAAGGTATTAAAATAGGTGTATACAAGCCTGTCGATTATAAAAAGAATCCTGTTCCTTATTGTGGAACTGAAATTACAGATTCTCCTTTGTAAAAATATAATACTATATAATAAATGGTTTATTCGCTATCTAGTATTATGAATTCACAACTTAATTTAGGTAAAGGCAATACTTATCCTCTTAAAAAATATAGGGAACTTAATAGTTTGGACTTTATGACTATTGAAGAGTTTTTATTTAAATATAATAAGGATTTAGATAAATTTACTCTTAGACAGTTGGTATCTAAATTAGAAAAAAACTGCACTGTTTATGGACCTGGTAAACTTTCTAAAGGAGACGCTCAGGTTAATAGTAGTTTTATTTATGAAGTAATTGCAAGACATTACACTGAAGCAAAGGGACATGATGAAAAAATCAAATTAGACTCTGATATTAGAGCAAATGATAATAATAGAAAATATTTAATATATTTTGTAGTTGATAATAGGAGTATTCCTTCTTACTTTGATATGAAAAAACACAGAGTTAAATATAGAAGAAAAAAATTACAAGAAAGATACACCTATTCAAATCCATTAAATAGAATCCATGGTTTCTGTATGTTAGATGACGACCCTTGTCTCTGCAGAGATGAAGGACAAAATTATCTAAGTATAAAAGTAATATGCGCCAATCCATTTGCTTCTAAAGCTAATATCAAGGCAGTGGGATCTTATATTTTGATGTTTATAATGTGTATGGCTTACAAGTATCATTTTGATAAATTAATTTTAGAGGTAACTAATAGTGAAGCAGCTGATATTTTAGGCGAAGAGGAAGATGAGGGTGATAGTGATAGTGAAGATGAGGAGGAGGATGAAGTTGAGGATGAGGATGAAGATGAGGATGAAGTTGAGGATGAGGATGAAGATGAAGATGAGGATGAAGATGATAGCGATGAAGAGGAGGATGATGGTCGTAAATGTTGTGATGTTGCTATAAGCAATAATATAAAATGTAATGACGATGAAGAAGATGATGAAGATTATGATAGTGATACTAAAGATAAATATGATTACGTTGAAAGAATAGATGAATTAGATCAACTTCATGGAAAAAAGGATCTTATTGAATTATGTGAATGTTATGAATTAGATTTTTCTAAAAAGAACTTAAAAACTGAATTAATTTATAAAATAGTTAAATTTGAATTTTGGACTCCAGAAGAGTTTGAAGACTCCTTTGAAAATGAGGATTGCGAATCAGAGTGGATGACAGAAGATGACCCGGACCTTGGTTATGGTGGGAAAAGGTATCTGGCGGGTAAAAAAGAAACAAAAAATTTATATTGTAAATTTTATGAAAAGCATGGTTTTAGAGAAAATTCTAAATTAAATACAGATGAAAAGTGTTTTTCTATAGATCCATTGCCTTCAATGGAAATAAAGATTGGAGAAAACAGACTTGAGGACTTGTTAAAAGTGTTTTTTGAAAGAAATTACTACAAACAAACATCACAATTTTGCGGTGTTGTTAAACCAGATAAGATTCTACTAAAAGATTAATTTTATAAAATATGTTTTATAAAACTAGTTAGTTACTTTACATTGATACACCTTCGGCTACACTTCTTACAGATACCCATTGGACAGGTTTGCTCATTGTAATTCCTACTTTAATAAGGAGGTATACAACAAGTACAAGAGCAAAGAATTTAATGAGAGCTTGAAGTAATTTTTCAAGATCAATTTCAATAGAACCTATACGTAAACTTGCTTTACCTTTAGGAGTTAATCTATCGATAAGAGGTTTAAGGGTTGGCATAATAATACCATCAATGATAGCATTAGCAAAATCGGCACCGGCGTTGGCCATCAATACACCAAGGGCAAACCCTATAATATTGAAATCTTTCATTACATTCATTAAGTTATCTAATTCACTTATTACTAAGGTACCAGTTTCAGTGGCAACTCCAGCGACACCATCGACTACAGCTTGGGCTTCTGACATTATATAATATTTTAAGAAAATAAATCTGTCTACAACATTTAATTATAATTTAATTAATTTAATTTTGTTTTCGAGTGCCATATCAGTGGTCAGTGAACCATTCTTGTATTCATGTAAAAATTTTATTTCACTTATACCTGATGCTATAAGTAATTTTAAACAGTTTAAACATGGTTGATGAGTTACATAGGCAGTAGAGTCTTCAAGAGACACTCCCCGGAACGCGGCATCGCAGATTGCGTTTTGTTCAGCATGGACTGTAAACTGTTCATGCCCATTAACAACTCTAGATATATGGGGTGCTCCTTTTAAAAATCCATTATATCCTGTAGCAAGTATTCTATTATTTTTAACAATAACACATCCTACATGAAGCCTTTGACAACTACTTCTTTTTGCTGCCAAGACACTAATAGAAATAAAGTAATTATCCCAAGAAAGTCTATTAGATGTATCACTTATAACTTTTAATAGATCACTATTTAAATTTTCTTGAAGGATAACCTCTTTAGATTTAGACACAATCTCAGCAGACTTATCATGTAAAAAGTCTGTATTAGTATTAGTTTCTAATGAATTTTTGTGCTCGGAATCCATTTATAATTTATGTATATATATTACAATGTCTTTAAGCGATGAAAGTAAGAGCAGCTTACTAACTCAAACCTCATCTCCCACAGGTTATGTTAAAGTCGTATATTTTAAATTTAATGATAAAATTACAACAAATATTCCTAAAGATGTAGGAATTAGTAATGAAGAATTTGACGAGTTAATTTTCAAGAATATAGGTGATAGCGACAAAGTTACCAGATTATTTTCAACAAGGGATAGTCTGTTAGGAGATTTATCTCCTAAAAATATAGATATAATAAAATATATATTTGTAGGTAATCAATCTGATGATGTTAATCGCGAATTATCGGAAATAAGTAATAATATACTAAGTGGTAATGATCCATATTTAGATATTGATACCGCCACATTATCAAAAAACCTTGGATTTAACAGTGCACAAGATATGATGGATGATTTTAATTTAGAAAAAGAAACAGAATTAAAATTTTTGAATATTTTCATATCTAATAGTAATAATATTTTCAATGTTAGTCAGATTATTTCTAATAGTCTTACAAGTGAATCGGAAGAATTAATTATGCCAAGTTCTCTGTTTATGTATGGTAAAAAAACTGATGATTTTATTGAATCTAAGTTTAATGAGATTAAGTATAATATTATTAAAGAATTTAAGCAAAATAAAAGCGAATATTCAGTTAATAGTTTAATTAGTAAATTAGTATCCTACATGGTTCCTCTTAGGATAATTGAATACTTTTTAAAATTGTTAGATGAAAGCACAATAAGTGCTAAACTTAAAATTATAGATAACTACGCTGTTAGAAGATATATTTGTAACTATATCAAATATAATAATCTTACACATGAATATCTTACTAAAACTAATCTCGAATATCCAATTGATTCTAATATAGGGTATTATTTTCATAAATCTGATAATCAGAACAGCAGTTACTCTGAACCACTTCAATTAAAAAACATAAAGTTATCGGATATTAAACTATTAAACACTTTGGAAGATACATTTATTCGAAATAACACTATTTATATGTATAATTACTTCAATATTGAAAAACATTTAAAAAAAATTGATTCAACAGATTTGGTTAATAAAAAACAATTTTATTCTAATTTTATTGTTAAATATTTCCCTAATTTAAGAATTGATAAAGTATTGATAAAAGACGAAGAATTAATTGATACTATTAAAAATGGTTATTTAGATAATAGAGGTGTTATAATGAATTATTCTAATATAAATGATACTTTACATAAACTAACAACCTTAGAATCAAGTAATGTTGATTTAATATTTGACAAGCAATTCATAATGATTGTTAGAAAAAAAATCAATCTCCCATTTAATTTTGATTTTAGAAATCTATTTAATGAATTAATTTTATCCAAAGATATGCCTTTTGTTAAATTCAGGGATATTCATGGAACAAAAGATGTAATTTATAAAATATTTAAACCTTCTACTGAAAAGGAGTCAGAAAAACACGTATCAGATATTTCAAGAGACCAGTTAGATGAATGGATTAAATTTAAAGGCTATGAATTTGCTAAAAATGACCTTAAAAAAGTAAAAGCTCATCCAAAATATATCAGTTACAAATGTAAATTTGCCAGAGTTAATAATGAATCACCTATAAAGGGATCAATTTATATATCCAACCCCGATGATACATTTGAAATTATAACAAATACGGGACAAATTTATAGTAACATTCCTATTCAAAATATAATAAATCCTCCCAGTTCACTCACGAGTGAATCTGAAGTAAGATTTTATAAAAACGAATTTATTTATGCAGATATTGATTTATTTAAAAAGGAATTTTTAGAATTTACTATTGATTTAAGACTTCTGCCAGAAATTAACAATGATATGATAAGCAATGTAAAAGAGAGTATAAATAATTTTATTAATACGGTATTTTCAACAGAAAGTCTTAAAAGATATGAAACGATAAACAATTTTGCGAATATTAGTTATCAAAATAAAAATAAATTAGAAACAATTTCGAATTTAACATATAAATATAATGCTGAATTTAATAAAGACCATAAACTTGATTATAAAACCTTGGAACAAGTTTCATATATTTTACATCCTTTTGTGATAATTAAAGATGAATTATTCTCATTGCGCACACCCATAGAATTTTTCGATATAGATAGTAAACTTTGGATAAAAGGCATTATAAAAAAAATTAATATTGACTTTACCTATGATATTCAGTTACATGATCCTGTCCAGAAAATAAATACTATGATTACAAAAGAATCAGTCGAAAAAATATATCTCCGACTCGGTGGAGGTAAGACAAGTAGAATATTTAGAATGAACTATAAACAAATAAGTGGGTTTGATGATATGACACCAATAAACAGTTTTTTAAATAAATTAAATTCAGTAGGTCTTGACAATAATAATCAGGTAAAAAAACTCATAGATGTGTTTTTGATTGAAAGAGAAAAAGCAATTCAAATTGTAAGTTCATATGTAGATAATAGTGAAAATAATAAAAAAACAGCAGGTATAAATATTTCTCTTGATTATACTGCTATGCTTTATAATCCAAGTGAAACCAAAATGGGGGTTTTTATTGAAAATGTCAATTCACTTCAGCAGGTCTCTAATGTCAACATGTTTTTAAAATTATTCTTTGAACTTGCTTTAATTATTAGGAAATACACTACAAAAAATACAATATTTAATTCGATTCTTACATCAGAAATAATAGATGATGATGGAAATATTAATGATAAAAAGATTAAAGAAAATCAAGAAAAATATGAAAAACAAATGTCTCCGAAGAAAACCCAAAATATTCTTGACATAGAAAATGATGAATATAGTGACATAGAAGATGATGATGATGACTTATTTGGTGATTCTGACGATGAACTAGAAGTAGAAGAAGAATTAGAAATAGAAGAAGAGGAAACTGATATAAAACAAAAAGAAACACAAAAAAGTGTTATTGATGAACTCTTGACTGATGCTAAACTATCAAAAGGAAGCAATAAATTACATAGCAGTATGGTTCTTAATAAATTAAAATTAAGAGATCCCAAATTATTTGACTGGTCTAAGGAAGGAACACAATCTACTGGGTATTCAAGAACATGTCAGGCAGGAAGACAACCGCAAGTATTAACTCAACTAGAAAAAAAAGAATTTGATGATGAATTTACCCAGATTTCAAAAGATTGGGGTAATACTGAAAATGAGAAACCGTTGTCTGCTTATTCGGCAAATGATGTAAATAAAGATGGCGCAAACTATGACTATATAGATTGTGATGAAAATAGTGTAAAGGCTTTATCTCAAGAAAAACAATGTAAAGCATTAAAATGGGGTTCAGCAGCGGATTCAAGTTTACATAATTGGTATATATGTCCCAAAATATTCGACCTAAATGAAAATAAACCGATACATTTAAAACAATTAAAATTCAAAAGAACGTCCCCTAAATTTAAACCTTCAAAAAATATAAATTCAGGTTGGAGAACACACAGTGATACAGACCCAAAATTCGACGGATTAGATATATTGGAATTTCAACCATACTATGAAAAAGATGGTAATCAGTATTTACCGTGGGTAAAGAGTAGTTCTGACCCAGAGCCAACTATTTATAAAAGTCTTCTTTTTGCGGCAAAAAAAGAACAAGATGGTCTTACACCTGGATTGAAAAACAAATCTCAGCATCCCGAGGGATATTATATGCCGTGTTGTTTTAAGAAATCAATGAATGTTGAAGCAGCTTTTAAGGTTAACACTGGTAAAGCAGATATAAAAACTAACTATATACAAAATTGGGGACATGGTTTATCTGAAGGTAAATATGGTTTACTGCATAAAGTTATGGAGAAACATTTATTTAATACAAATATAGAAACAGGTGAGAAAAAAAGTGCGGAGACAGGTTTAATTCGTGATAATAAGGGTTGTTTTATAAGATATGGTGTAGAAAACTCATATGATAATATATTTAAGCTATTTTCAATATTACATAATATAGATACAACTCAAATTATTGACAATATAATTAGAAAGCTTACAGTAAATAATTTCAGTGAACTTAACTTAGGAGATTTACATAATCAATTTGATTTTAATGGACTTCAAAGTCCTTATCAAAATTTCCTAGAGTATGTTCTATCTAATCAATTTAAAAATTTTGAATTTTTTGTAGAACTATTAACTACTAAAAAATATGGAATTGTTAGTAAAGACATCAATGTATTAGTTTTAGATATAGACCATTCTAATAACTCTCTTGAACTTATCTGTTCTAATTATTATGATTTCAAATTTGATAGCGTTGATAATACGGCTTTTGTTTTAAAAACAAGCAGTGGTCATTATGAACTTTTATGCAAATTTCATACATTTTCGGATGACCCAATATTTATATTTAATAAGTATGAATTACTTGTAAAACACAACTATTTAAATGCTATTTTTAGTAAAATAGAAGACACTGGTAAATGTGCTCAAAAACATATTTCCCAACTAACTTCTGAAAATAACGTCATGGGGTTAATAACTAATGACGATGTTAATAAAACAATTGACACAATCGAGAAAAATTTATCTGGTGATAAATCTATAAAAAATATCATCCACGATTCATACAATAAAGCTGTTGGATTATACCTAAATAATAATGTAACTATTCCTATATATCCTCAAAGTATAAAAACTGATATACCATCTATAAGTCTAGAATCTATAGAACCTGTCGATATAAAGCTTATTGAGGAAACATATAATTTAATTAATAAGCATCTTGAGCCAGGTAAATTATTAGAAATAATAGACTATTTTAAGTCAGAAGAAAATAATTATGTTATCGCTAACACAGGAAACTACATAAAAGTAATTTCAATACCTGAAGAAAAACTTAATAGTTCTATTGTAAAGACAGATTATTTCAAATTAGACAATGAATTATATGACTACAAGGAATCCATTAAAAAAAGTATTTATAAACCGCCTATTCAAATTTACCAGTTGATTAAAATTATTCAAGATATAAAAGGGATTAAATTGTTACACCTTTTAATAAATATAGGAAGATATGCTTATGCTGTTATATTAGAAAATAGTTTGGGTCATAAATTAATTGTTCCTATCCAACGTATTACATTAAAACAATTTGAAGTTTTAAAAACAGAGATATTATCAGATAAAAGCTATACTGATTCAGATTTAATAATTAAAAATATTAAGAGCTTAACCAATATTGAAGAATTTGAGATCGATATTGGTTTACAAAGTTATATGGACAGTATTGTCCAATTTTCAAGATTATCTTACTATAAGATTCCATGCTTACCCGCCAGAGCATTATTTGGGGATGACCTTAATGAAAAAAAATATGAGTCATTAATTTTAGAAACAGGTTTAAATGTAGAGCTTAACAAATCTGTTAAATTTAATATATGGAGTAAAGATTCAAAATTTAAATTTATTATTGACAATCTTATAGATACACCAGTTGTTGACAGACTTTTTTTTAATGTAAATCCTAATATTCCGTCAGAACTTATCAATGATCGTATTGTTAATAACATTAGAATTAACTATATTTCGTCGTTGTATCAAATTATTAAAAGTAAAATTTATGAAATATTTCAATCAGACAAATTTATTGATATAAAGGATTTCATTCAAAGTGTAATTAAAAATCCAGTTATAAAAAATAATTATAAGAAAATTCTTATTAGACCTATTATGAAATTAATATTTAGTATTTTGGTAAAAGAGGTTGAAGACGATATAACTAATTTTAAAGATATAAATAATAAAATAAAATGTGCGGATAACAGCTGTGATAACTTATTTTGTGTAAATGAAAAGTCTAATATAGAAAGTATTTATAAGTCGTTATTAGATCAAGATATACTAAAATTAGGTGTATTATCTATTGATAAAACGGAACTTTCTGATGTAGACGAGTCTCAAATTAGTGATATTACTAGTAAAGTAAATCCCGATTTATTAAAAAGATTATTTAGTTCTTACAGAGATTGTATAATAATTTTTGAAGGTATGGATAAATTGTGTAAAATAAAAGTAAATACGGCTACACTGGCTGATGTGTTTCAATTTGGTAAAATGAAAAACAAAATTTTGAATGAAATGATATTTAATAAGTATAGAAGCTATGAACTATTTAATTACATTAACAAAGACATATCTAATGAAGAACTTGTGGCAAATAGTGACTCTGAATTTTTATTTGCCAGCTCTGAGTATACTATGTCTACTCTAAATCAATTGTATATGAAAAGTCTGAACAAATACTATTACAATAATCTTCCATTTGATAAATCAATCCAACGAATAAGTAGCATACAAATTGATAAACTAAAAGATTTCATAATTAAAAGTTGTAAATTAAATGATGAGTTTAATATGTATGAAGTTGATACACTCAAATGTGCTTTAGAACCTATTAAAAATAAAAATAAGGGTATAGATAAATCACTTCAAGAATATTTATCGGAAAAAGAAATTTCAGATTTATCTGAATTTATTAATAAGTTATAGAACATTATAAGTGCGTTTAATTTATAATGATTTAAAGAAAAGTCTTTCTATATATTCTATATGAGCCAGGTTGAAGTTAGCCAGCCACCACTTTCCCCACATTTTATTAATACAAGTGAATTTGATGAAAATCTAGATAACTATAAATTTGTTATTAGAACAGTGCAGGCAAGCGCATTTAGAACTCTTGTAGAAGCATTAAAGGAAATATTAACTGATGTAAATATTGAAATAGATAAGACCGGTATGAAAATTATTGCTATGGATGCTTCTCATGTAGCACTTATCCACATGAAACTTACAGCAGAAAATTTCGAAAAATACCATTGTAATAAGGAAATTGTTTGTGGTATTTCTATGATGAGATTATTTAAACTTCTCAAAACAATGTCTCCCAATGATACTCTTACATTTTATGTAGAAGAAGATGAACCTAATATTTTAAAAATACAAATCGATACAGGTGAAAAAAATCTAAAACACACTTTTGAGCTTAAACTGATGGACTTATTTATTGAAAAGGTAGAAGTTCCACCTGTTGAATTTGCGTCAGTTCTAAGACTTCCTTCCGGCGATTTTCAGAAGTTATGTCGAGATATGAATCAATTGGCTGATGATATTGAAATTAAATCAAGCGGAAGTGAACTAATGTTTAGTATTAACAATGATTGGGTTACTCAGCAAACAATTATCAGGGAATCTAATGGTGGTTCAGGAATGAGTTATATTCAAAATTTATCACCCGACGAAGTTATTCAGGGAGTATTTAGTTTAAGATATTTGGTTTTATTCAGTAAATGTACTAACTTATGTCAAAATATTGAAATATACATAAAAAATGATTATCCTATTATTATTCGTTATAGTGTAGCTAATTTAGGAGAAGTTAAATTTTGTCTTGCTCCTAAAAACAACGATGACTAAACCGGGACGGACTCCAGCCTAAAACTTTTATTTTTTTGTTCACAACTTTTTTTCAACATTTGGACAAATATGAATGTTCCTGCTATAGAATAACATGGAACAAACCAATCTTTACACTTGTTCTTTATAACCTCGTTGTCATTTTGTGCATACTCAATACTAAATATTATAGCAATCAACAGGCAAATAAATACTATAGCACAACATGATGCTTCTTGTTGTTCTTCAATAGTTCTGACGGGCATTCAATGGGATTTAAATTTTATAAAATAAAAATTGTTTTATCAAATTTAAAAATTGTAAATACTGCTAATATCAAACATTGATTTAATTGTGAATTTCATATATTGGATTTCTCTTCCTATTAATTCAATGGATATAATTTTACAGTTAATCTCTCTACATATTTTAGCTATTAGTTTAGTATATAATTTATGATATTTATTGCTTACACCTAAAATCACACCATTATCTTTTACTCCTATTAAATAATAGGATATTCCATTACCTTCTATTAATCTAAATTTCATTTGTGTAGCATATTTTTTAATTTTAGTATCAGTCATACTTTGTAATCTCTCTTTATATTCAATTGGTCCAAGATCGTTTTCCTGACATAGTCTTGGCATGTAATATAATATAATGAGTGAACTTTAAGTATAGACTTTATATTAACCTAAAACTATGTCATGATTTTAATATACATGTCTGCTTTAAATCGTCTAAAAAAAGAATATCAAGAAATTACAAAAAATCCACCTTGTAATTGTAATGCTAAACCAGAGGATGATAATATTTATCACTGGACAGCCCAAATATTTGGCCCCTCAGAAACTCCCTACGAAGGAGGAGTATTTCAACTTAATATAGTATATCCTACTAATTATCCTTTTAAACCACCTAAAATAAATTTTTTAACAAAAGTATATCACCCAAATATTGATTCTGCCGGTAATATATGTCTCGATATTTTAAAAGATAAATGGAGCCCAGCACTAACAATAAGTAAAATATTACTATCAATATGTTCTTTGCTAAATGAACCTAATCCTGATGATCCATTAATGCCAGATATAGCCAAGGAATATACAGAAAAAAAAGACGTATATGAAGTAAATGCTAAAACTTGGACACAGGTGTATGCAATCTAATTAATTATTCTTATTATATATAATAAGATTAATATAGTTAATGGCCTATTGGTAAATTTATAAATAAGTAGGTTTATTAAAATCTCCCAAGTTTAACTTTTCCATTATTATTTTTTTTGGTAGGTTTTTTAGATGTGCTATATTTTTGTTGTTTAGTAGTATCTCTTTCAATATTTTTAACGTGACTGGAGTATTTAACTTGTTCCATATCTAAAAAAGACAGTTTTTCTGATAATAACTTAATATCTTCTTTTTTATAATTATTATTCCATATTTTTATAATACAAAAATTCTTTTTAGGTGAGATAGATATTCCATTAACTTGTAGTGATTCCATAGTATTACAACAAATACATTCTCCGACCGTAAAACTACATAATTTAAACCATACATTTTGAGCTTCGTCTTTATCAATCTTGAATGACCAATAACCGCCATCTTTATTATTAACATCTTCCCATTGAGGATAAATAACTTTACCTGAATCTAACTTTCTCATAAGGAAAAACATACCCTCTGATACCAAGGGCAGGCATTTATCCCAACTATTTTTTAAAACAAGATAGTCTTCGAGAGAATGCAGTTCCAATATATCCTTATAACTGTCTTTATTCCAGGATTTATCAGATGGATTATGGTACCATACAACCCATTTAGAGTTAAGACGGTGATTGTTTATAAGTGTTTCATCACTCTCACTGTGTTGTTGTTGTCCCTCCATTATTATAATCTAATAATATAAATAATTCTTTAAATAATTATTTAAATTAAATACAATAAAGCTAATTTTCCAATAAGTTATGTTCTTCTCCATCAGATGTCATAATATTAAATTGTCTTACATCGTGTGATGAAAATCTATTTTTGATATATAATCTTAAATTATCTTTAGTGGTTGTCACTACCGTATCTTCATAGAAATCTCCCAAAGGCCCGCATATTTTTTGTGTTTCTTCGTGATAATCAATTGTACGGGCTACTTGACTTGGATCACTAATACTACCAAGCACCAGTTCAGCACTAATAATATCATCTTTTGTTGATTTTAGTAATTTAAGAGAAGTAGTTTCTTGTTTTTGATCAATATAATTAATTGTGTAAGGCTGTGTAGTAAATTTATCTTCATCGCAAATAATTTTGTAGTCAGAACCCCTGAATTTATAATCATAAATTACAACTTTTTTGTTATCTCTGTCTTTGTCTAAAATAATTTCTTTGGAAATTTCTTTATATGAATTATAATTGAAATCATTCTTCAAATACCAATCTTTTCCATTAAGATAAACTCCGTTGACAAACACAAGAATATTGTAAAAGTTGCGCCAGATTAAAGCCATCATAAATACAAAAAATAAAAAACCTAACATATATAAGTTATATTAAAACCTTGTTTTTAAATAAATTTTACAAATTTGATATTTATTTAAATAATAATTATCATTATAAATTACTAACATGACACTGTGTTTCGAAAAACTAGACGAACAGGAACTTAATGTAGCACTTCGCGACCTTTCATCTCATGAAAATCTTGATGTAAAAGAACTATTTGCTAATTATAAAAAAGAAGAGAGTGAAAGAAAGAAAAAGAAAAAAACCAAAGCCGATATGATTAAAGCGGAAAATAGTAAAAGGCTCTCGAATGTTGAAAAAGAAAGGGATGTTGAACGTCTTGAATACTTTGATGAGCTATCTAACATAGACTCAGGAACATTAGACGAAATTATGCACTTTAAAACTCGATATGGAAAAGATAGAATGAAAATGAAGCTCTTGGATATTGCTTTTGGTAAAAATAAACGAAGCTATATGATTAATCTCTATTTACAATTGCTTGCCGATAAATATGAATCAAAGAGAGAGACAAAGCTTATGAAAAAAGTAACCAAAGAAATGGATAGAATCGACTATAAAAGAATGCAATTCGAGACTCTTTCTAATGAATTATCTCCTCTTGACTTTTATAATGAACATAAAAAGGAGCTTGATACTTGGCAAATTGATGTATTGAAAAATATTGATAAGGGTAAATCTACACTCGTATGTGCTCCTACCTCCTGTGGTAAAACATGGCTATCAATTTATCCAGGAATTACAGGAAAAAAGGTATTATTCGTAGTCCCTACGCCTGCACTAGTCTATCAAGTATCTGCTCTTTTTGTAAAGTTTGGTGCTTCTGTTAGTATTATTACGGCCGATTTTACTTATAGTAATGCTAATGATAATGTATTTGTAGGCACACCTAAAGACATTGAAGATAAATTACCGGGAATCGGCTTGGTCTTTGATATTGTAATTTATGACGAAATTCACAATCTATCGAATTCTATTTTCGGAAATCATTATGAAAGACTAGTCAAAATTCTTAAAAATACTCAATTCTTGGCTCTTTCAGCCACTATCGGCAATCCTAATAAATTACGTAAATGGTTTGAAGAGGTTAGCGATAGACCAGTTTCATTGATTACATACACGACCAGATTTTTAAACCTTCAAAGACATCTTTTCATGAATAATTCATTGACAAAAATTCATCCTATTTCTTGCCTTACAAATGATGATATTACTTCAGATTTCCTACTTAAAAATCTTCCTATGACTCCATATGATTGTGTGGTTCTATACGATGCTCTTCAAAAAAAATTTAAAGGAGGACTAAAAAAACTCGATATTAAAGATGTATTTGTAGAAGATAATAAGCGTTTGTCTTTGGATGATGCCAGAAAATATGAGACTCTTTTGAAAGAAGAGTTGATTAGACTTAAATCTGAACACCCATCTAAAATAGAGGAACTTCTAAATGATTATGCTATTGAAGGTTATTCAATTACTGAATCAATTAATTTGTATAGTCTATTTAAGGAAATTAAAAATAAAAATCTGACACCATGTATTGTATTCCAACAAAATACTGTATACTGTAAAGAAATATTCACAAAGCTTGTAGGTTATCTTGAAAAACTTGAAACACTTAATTATCCATATCATTATGAAAATCTTGAATACGCGGAGGAATGCTATCGTGATGCTATCAGTGAAAAAGCAAAATATAAAAGTAGTATTAAGTTTGACTCAGATTTTGTAGGTAACAAAGCTCATGCTATTGAAGATATGCTTACTAAAAAATGGGAAGCATTAACTACAGAGTTTCTCAAAAAGTGGGAGAAAAATTATAAACGACAATGTAATCAGGTAAGGAAGAGCACCGATGCTAATGAAAAGGTAAAACAGGTTCAATTAAAAAATCTGCTTAGTGAATACAATAAATTTACACAGAATATTTCTCTTAAACATGTAGATGTATTTCAAAAGCATTCAGATTTCTGTCTTAACACGTCAAGTCCTATGACAGCAAATAATATTCGTGATATTAGGAATACAATTCGTAAGAAACTAAGTATATCTGTTGCTTACACAAATGTTTTTATGCAAGGTCTCAAGAGAGGTATTGGTATTTACACGACTGATATGCCACCTATTTATAACATGATCGTTCAGCAATTGGCTCAAACAGGAACTCTTGGGTATGTTATTGCTGATGTAAGTCTTGCCCTGGGAATTAACATGCCTTTTAGGTCATCCTGTATTCTTGGTTATAAAGATTCGACTGGTTTTCAAATTGATAACTATCTTCAAATGATTGGAAGAAGCGGGAGGCGTGGTATGGATCGTGAAGGACATATCATTTATGCTAATGTTAATTGGACAGGATTGATGAAAGGTGAGTTGGGAGAAATTGAATCACCATACAAAAATATTGACAATTACAGTATTTTGGGAAAATTAAATGAGGATTTTAAAGATATCACCCAAGCAGTATATAGTAATATTCTAGATTCTGATAAAGATAAAGTTATTAAAAAAGAGGACCATTATTATGATAGTTATACCCAGAATATTCTTCTTTGGAAAATGAGAGATTATAATGAAAAAACCATTAATTTTATTAATAATCTTATGAAACTTGAAATGTCTTGTAAAATTGAGATAAATTCAGATTCAAGGCTTAAATTATCCAAATATTTGGTTACATCATTTATGTGCCAAGAAGAAGATAAGTTTATGATCTATGTAAAAGGTATTCTTAAATTTAATAAATTGCCTAACGATGATTACGAATGCTTGAAGACGTTTCAAAAGTATCTGCTCTTAATCAAAAATATTCATAATGTATTGGAAGGTGACGAGGATGATTATTACAAATTTACATGTATTCATCTTAAAGACCTTTTTAACACATATAAAAATATTATTCTTCAAGCAAATATTCTTAATTAGCTTTATTAAACATAGTTAACTATAAATTTTTTTTGTAATAATATTATATATGCTTACTATTGTAGTTGTATCAGTAGCTCTTATTATATTAGTAATAGCACTTTTAACTAATAAACCACCAGTCGGGCTAAATACTATAGCAGGGAAAAGAAATTCTATTGGATTTGAACCTAATGTATTTCAAGAAAGAAAAATGTATAATAAAGCGGTTTATGAAAAATTTAGTAATAGAAATAGTTTACACACATTAATAAATGGACAAATTTATACACCTCAAGGAACATCAGTACCGTTCGAAACTGGAAAAATTCCAAATAAAATTAATACTAATAATATATCTGTAAATGGGCGTAAAGATGGTCCCAAAAGTATGTTTATGTTTGCTTACAATAAATATAGTCCAGCTTGTTGTCCTAGCACTTATAGCACAAGCAAAGGATGTATATGTATGACAGATGACCAGAAAAAATTCATTAATAATAGAGGTAATATAACACGCGGAAATATTGCGTCAATACGGTAAACATACAGAATAATATACAATATTATATAAATAAATAAAAAATATATATATAATATTATACATGTACGAAAAAATACAACATCCAAAAACAGGAAAATGGTATAGTTCTTCTGGTTCTGTAGGTTCTAAACTTATACAACAGTACGCTAATAAACTTAAACAAGTGGGTAGCGGTTCTGTAAACCACCTCGCAAGACGTAAGGTATCAGTGTCAGATAAGATTAGTAATAGTGCACCTAATGGTTACTTATCAAAACTAAGCGGTGGCATGATGAATCCGTCGGGTGACAAGATAATACGGGAAGGTCAAGTTAGAAGACAGCGCACTCTAGAACGTCGTGCCCAAATCAAAGGTTTAACTGACATGATTAATGGTGAAATAAAAAACCGTAAGGACGAAATCATCCGGGGTAACAGTTCCCTAGCCAATGGTTACAGAGATACAATTAAACGTAAAGAATATTTTAAAAAAAATCCAGATTCGATAGGTTCTCGTGCACATTCTCATACTATTGTGGAGGAACTACGGGAGTTCCAAAATGAATTTGAAAGGCTGGCGATACGTACATTTTTAACACGCTGGCCTATGATACTTGAACAGACTAGGGAAGCAGGTATACCTGAAGAGGTGATTGATACAGTAAAGGCTGATTTTTCATGGATTTGGTAGATTAATGTTCCTTCTAATAACTTTCGGCGAGGATCATTCATAATAGTTATAGAAATAACTTTATTAAGATATCAGTTTTAATAAATTTATAATTTACAACCAAATACCGATAATCTCTTTTTATATGCTACACCGGTTATGAAAATATTATTGTGAGATATATAATGCCTTGGAAGAAACGACTTATCATAAAATAAAAATAAAATTATTTTTTTATTTTAGGTATTAATTTACATATACATGTGGGCGTAGGAAGAATTTTCCGTTTTCTTATTTAGAAAGAAGTTTAGATCTTCCGCCCTAACAGTATAAGGTAGTTTGAAATTATCAATTGTAAAGTTGACAATCTTTTTGATGTCTTCTTTTTGGTCGGTTTCTGATATTTCATCCTTTTTATCACTAGATTCGGTCTTTTTAACTACTGTATTAACCATATTGGAAAGAATATCAACCACTGTATTTTCATCGGTTGTTACAGTCTCATTTTGGGATGTAACTTTTTCAGGAATCAAGAATCGCATAATATTAAGTTTTGCTACAACTGTTTCAACATTTCTTTTAAGATTTCTTACACCCTTTTCATTATCGCAATGGTCTTCAATAAGACGCTGGATCGTATCTTCTTCGAAAGTTACATCTTTAGAAGTCATTCCAAACTCAGTAAGAATCCTGGGCAATACATAATCTTTAACAATAGTAGTCTTCTGTTTTTTATCAAATCCATTTGTTTTAATACGTGTCATGCGGTCCAATAGAATAGGATTAATTTTTGATTCATCATTATACGAAAAGATGAAGGTAGCTCTTGATAGGTCGAAAGGAACTCCTGAAAAGTATTTATCATTGAACTCCTTATTTTGAGATGAATCTGTTAGGTGACAAAGGAGATTCATAATTTCTTCACCCTTCGGCGTATCACTTACTTTATCAAGTTCATCAAAGAAGATAACTGGATTCATACAGTTAGTTTCCGAAAGAATTTCTACAATACGACCACATTTTGAACCTTCATATGTAACTTCGTGGCCAATAAGATAACTGCTATCCTGCATACCTCCCAAGGGAATAAATCCAAAAGGACGACGCATTGCTTTACATACACCTTCTTTAATCAGTGTAGTTTTACCATTACCCATAGGACCCTGAATAGCAATACTATTTCCTCCTGAATTTGGATTTGAAATCTCTCTGGCGATAATACTCAGAATCTGAGTTTTTGCGGTATCATGCCCAAAGACAGCAGAATCCATCTGATTTTTAGTATTAGAGAGATATTCTTGAATTTCATTAATTGGTTTTGTCTTACTAATTACATCTTCGCAATATTTACCAAAGGGAATTTTATCAAGTTGTTCTACCCATGGTAGTAATTTCTGGTATTCATTATCAGTAGGATCAAGTGTGAAGAAATGATCAACTTTTTGTAGAACATTTGCTTTGGCCCTATCCCGAAGATCGGAGTTAAGGATTTTAAATCTAATAGGAGTATCAGATTTCAAAATGTCCATAATATGATTTTCTTTCTTAAAGATAGCTTCCTGAGCATCTTTATCTAGGTTTCTTACATATTCTCGTTCTTCTACTGTATAATGAATATCGTTGTGAAGATTTTCAAAAGGTTCTACATCATAATCCTCTTCTTCTTGCTCTTCAACGGGTTCTTCACCAAGTTTTTGTTTTAGACGTTTATTAGCCAATTTTACAATCATACCTACAAGCGAATTGTCAGTTTTACCAACCGAAGTTTGAAAATTTTCGGTATCACAGCAACTATCATTATTTACGGTGTATGAAGAATCGCTATCATATTCTTCAATATTTAGAACAATCTCTTCTTCTTTAGTGCTTTCAACAGTATGAACACGTTTAGGAAGAGTTTCTTTTACAGCTGATTGAGACATTGAAAGAGGCTCAAATTTGATTTTTCTAGGAGCTGACTGCTGAAATTTCTCTAGATGAACTGGGACAAGATTCGCACATTTTTCGCATTGAACGTAGTGAACTTTTTGTCCATGAACTTTAGAGCGGGTGAAATATGTGTGGTCACGATTATCCATTTGTATTTATAATATGTAAAAATTAAGAGAATTTTTTATCAAATTTTAATCTTATTTAAAGCACTGATATAAATTTGATAAATTATTACTTAAAAAAATAAATCAATATATTATATCAATATGTCTATGTTTCAAGAGTTAGAATACAATGCTGATATTGAAAGAGTTGGAGGAGTCCAATTTTCAATTTTATCACCCGACGAAACCAGACGTCGTTCTGTAGCTGAAGTATATACCAATGAAACCTATGATGGGGATCAGCCCAAAGTAGGTGGATTATTTGACCCCCGAATGGGTGTGTTAGACCATGGAAAGAAGTGTCCAACAGATGAACTTGACAACAGGCATTGTCCTGGTTATTTTGGACACATCGACCTTGCTAAACCAGTTTTTCACATTCATTTCCTTAAGTATACCCTTAAAACACTACAATCAGTATGTTGTAGGTGTTCTAAATTACTTATATCTCCCAATAATCCAGAAATTGTAAAAATTATGCATAGTAAAAAAGGAGTCAATAGATTTAATGCCGTAACAAGCTTATGTTCAAAAATAAAAAGGTGTGGTCAACAAAATGATGATGGTTGTGGTGCGTGCCATGCCTCTATTATCAGAAGAGAAACTACATCAATTGGTAAGCTAACTGCTATTTGGCGTAATAAAGATAAAGATTCAAACACTGAAGATCAACAGGTATTATATGAGGCCGAGGATGTAGAGCGTATTTTTCGCAGAATCCCCGACGAAGATATTGAGGCTCTTGGCTTCACTAAAGAATGGTGTAGACCTGAGTGGCTTATTTGTAGTGTTCTACCCGTTCCACCTCCCGCGGTAAGACCCTCGGTTAGAGCTGATAACAATACTCGTATGGAGGACGATCTTACACACAAATTGTGTGATGTTCTTAAAACAAACAAAACACTTAAATATAAAATGAGCCAAAGCACTAATAAAAAAGCAATTGATGAGTGGTATCAACTTCTACAATATCACGTTGCTACACTCATTAATAATAACTTGCCAGGTATCCCTCCAGCTCAACAAAGAAGTGGGCGTCCACTTAAAGCTATTGCCGACCGTCTTAAATCTAAAGAGGGCCGTGTAAGAGGTAATCTTATGGGTAAACGTGTCGACAAATCAGCCAGAAGTGTAATTACCCCTGACCCAAGGCTTAAACTTAATCAACTTGGAGTTCCAATTGATATCTGTAAAAATTTAACATATGCTGAAAAAGTAAATAAATATAATAAAGATTATCTTACCAAGCTCGTAAGAAATGGTTATCATAAATATCCTGGTGCGAAATCAATTAAGAGAAAGGGCGATGGTAAACTAATTTCTCTTAGTGTAATTGACACTAAAAATATTGAACTTATGAATGGTGACATTGTTAATAGACATCTTATTAAGGGTGATATTGTTCTTTTCAATCGTCAGCCATCTCTTCACAAAATGAGTATGATGCAGCACGAGGTAGTTCCGCTACCATACAAAACATTTCGTCTTAATGTTTCAGTTACAACACCGTATAATGCTGATTTTGATGGTGATGAAATGAATATGCACGTTCCTCAATCAGAACAAAGTAGAATTGAGCTTGCTGAACTTGCGTCTGTTCCATCACAGATTATTACACCAGCACAACATAAGCCTATTATTAGTCTTGTTCAGGATACTTGTGTAGGATCTTACCTTTTTACAAGATATGATAACTATTTGACAAGAGACGAAATTATGGATATTATGATTGATATTCCTTCATTTAATGGTGAACTTCCTGAACCAGAAATTAAGAAAGGTCAGACTCCTGAAAATTTACCTGATTACTTTCCTACTTACAAATATGATTGCACGCCTCTTAAAAAAGATATGTGGTCTGGTCGTCAGATTTTCTCTCTCGTAATCCCAAATATTAATCTTGTCAAGTCTAATAAAAGTTACAGCAACGACGAATCATTTATGAACAAGGTTGTAATTAAGAAAGGTAAGGTTATTAATGGTGTATTTGATAAAAATATCTTGGGAGCATCAGAACAAGGTCTTATTCATATTATCTTTAATCAATATGGCTCTAAAAGAACTCAACAGTTCCTTGATGATATCCAAAATATTGTTACAAATTGGGTTCTTAAATCTGGCTTCAGTGTAGGTATCGGTGACCTTGTCCCAGACATGGGATCAACTGAAAAAATGGAAGCAATTGTAAATGAGAAAAAGAGAGATGTAATTGAGAAAATATCACACGTTCATAAAGGTATTCTTGATAATACTTCTGGTAAAACTGTTAAAGAGGAATTTGAAATTCAAGTCCTTTCTACACTTAATAAGGTTACAACTGATACTGGTAAAGTAGCTCTTAAGCATCTTAATTCTTCTAATCGTATGATGAACATGGTTATTTCCGGTTCAAAAGGTTCTGATATTAACATGGGTCAGATGATTGCTTGTGTAGGACAACAAGCTGTTGATGGCAAGCGTATTCCATATGGATTTACTGACAGAACTCTTCCCCACTTCCATAAATATGACGACGGCGCATCGGCAAGAGGATTTGTAGAAAGTAGTTTTATGAAAGGTCTTAATCCAACTGAGTTTTACTTTCACGCTATGGGTGGTCGTGAAGGTCTTATTGATACTGCTGTTAAGACTTCTGAGACAGGTTATATTCAAAGAAAACTTATTAAAGGTATGGAGGATGCAAGAATTGCGGCTGATCATACAGTAAGAAATGCCAATGGAGTTATTCTTCAATTCATGTATGGTGAAGATGGATTTGATGGAACTAAAATTGAAAGTCAAAATCTTATTTCAATCGGTAAGAGTGACAAAGAAATTTATGAAATTTATAATTTAGCGATTGATTCTACGCTCGAAAATCATTATCTACCTGAAGTCGCGGCAGATATCCTTGAAAATAAAAAGACTGTTCAGGCAAGAATGCTTATTCATATTGAAAAAATTATCGAAAATCGTAACTATTACTTCGAAAATGTATTTAGAGGCGACACAAGTAAGAGTATTTATTCACCTATTAATTTCAAACGTCTTCTTGAAAATGCTAATAATAATTTCGAAAACATTGGTAAATCTGACCTTCATCCTATTTACGTTCTTGATACATTTGATAAATTAGAAAATGAACTTATTATTACAGAACATTATAAAAGTAATGAGGTTATTATCATGCTTATGCGACTTTATCTTACACCTAATTTACTCGTAACAAAACACAAAATGAATAAGATTGCTTTTGATTGGATTATTTCAACCGTAACTGAAATGTTTTACACATCAATTGCTCATACAGGTGACCTTGTTGGAACTATTGCTGCTCAATCTATTGGTGAGCCATCTACTCAGATGACATTGAATACTTTTCACTTTGCTGGTGTAGCATCTAAGGCTAATGTAAATCAAGGTGTTCCCAGATTCAAAGAGCTTCTTAGTGTTTCTAAAAATCTTAAAGCACCTATGAATACCGTCCTTCTTAATGAACCATACTGTTTCAATAAAGAATATTCGCAAAAGGTTCTTAATGAACTATCTATTACTACAATTAAACAACTTGCTAAATCTACTGAAATTTATTTCGATAATAGTCCTAATCCCCAATATCATTCTTCTAATGAATATGATAACCAAATACTTCAAGTTTACAAGGTGTTCTCCGAACTTGATGTTACTTCGGAAAAAACGTCTGTTAGCCCCTGGGTTCTCAAATTTAGTCTTGATAAGGTAAAAATGATGGACAAGCATATTAGAATGTCGGATATATATTTTGCTATTATTTCCAAGTTTAATATCGACCAGCAAGATATTTCCTGTGTATTCTCTGACGACAATGCTTCGGAACTAATTATGCGAATTCAATTAATTGAAAACCTTACAAGCCAGGACAAGGATGATACTGAAAATGCGAGTTGCGACGAAGAAGATGTTATTTGTGTTCTCAAATCTCTTGAGAAAACTATTCTTAATGATATTACTCTCACTGGTATTAAAAATATTAAAGGAGTTTCTATGTATCCAGAACACAATAATTATGAATTTAACAAAACCACTAATGAATATGTAAATAAAACAAAATGGATTATTAATACTGACGGAACCAACCTTGAAGACCTTCTTATTCATCCCGCTATTGATTCTTATAAAACTATATCAAATGATATTTATGAAGTATATGATACACTTGGTCTTGAGGCAGCAAGACAAGTTCTTGCCAAAGAAATCTTCGATGTATTTGATTTTGCTGGTTCTTATGTAAATTCTAGACATATCAATCTTCTTGTAGATATTATTACTAATCGTGGTTTCCTGATGTCTATCGACAGACACGGTATTAATAAAAGTGATCGTGGTCCTTTGGCAAAATGTTCATTTGAAGAAACACCAGATATTATTGCTCGCGCGGCTATTTTCGGCGAACTTGATAAAATTCAATCAGTATCTGCTAATATTATGTTGGGTCAAGAAGTTCCTATTGGAACAGGAGCTTCTGAACTATTATTTGATGAAGAGAAATATTTCCAAAATATTATTACCAAAGAGGAAGAACATGTTACACATGCTGAAAAAGATGATGGAGATAAATTTACATCGGCATACTGTGATAATCTGTTTTAAATAATTTTAAAAAACTTATATTAAAATTATTTTATTTTATTAAAAACAATGTTTACAAGCATAAACAATATACCTCCCCATACTGTATCCAGCACAGCAACAATTGGATCATATTTTTCAAATAAGGCCATATTTGTAAAATCAAATATTCCATAAGTTAAAAAGCCCAGAATAAATGCTTCTTTGTTAGTCGCTTTCTTTTTAATAATGAATACATATGCCATAGCAACTAAAAATACATATGCCATAACAGCGCTTATGTAATTCATTTTAACATCTTTACCTTGTATTTTCTCAACCATTTTTACAAACGGAGGTCCACCTATTAGACTTAAATAAACTACATCTATAATTACAAGAATAATTCCAACTGATATTAGGTCTCTCATTTATATATAAAACTATTATTTTACAAGTTGATTAATAATTTCATCAAATGCCTCTTTAAAATTACTATGTTGTTTTTTAAATGATATGCTCACATGTAAATCATTTTCATTATACAACACATTGATAAAAATAGGTATAGTATTTGATACACATTTACTATATATTTTCATTGTGCTATTAATACTTGAATTATCAATTTCATCTAAATTAATTATTATATATGGCTGTTCTATAAATTCTTTATTAATATTACTATAAATATTATTAGTAGTATTCCAAATTAATGTCTTTGCTAATTCAGCTTTTTGGCTCCTTGTTATTAAATTTAATATGGTGCTATTAGACATATCTTTTTTTATCGGAATGATATCTAGTTCTTCATTAGTTCTCATTAATGCATAGTAGTCATAGGTAAAAATAGATAATGTCTTTAATAATATACTTTGTAAATAAATTTTATTTGAATTAAATAGGTTATTTTTATGCTGATATAAATTCGTAACCTCTGAGTTAGAGAACATATAATTAGCATGAATGTAACTGCTGTTTTCAATTGACATATATTTTTTAATAGTGTATGGTAAATAGATAAGTAATGATATTATTATATAATAGATCTCAGATACCAGATGAATCATAAGCCCATGATATTCATAATTTATGGTTCTTGGTATAACTTTTACTTTGTTTAATGTAGATAATTTGACTAAATAATTCGAAATCGATTTTAAAATACTACTTATATAAGTATTATATCTGCTATCTATTTGAAGTATCATATTTTTTTTATTACCAACTTTATTTATAAATAAATTAATTGAAGATTCAGGATAATCATAATTATCAGTATCATATATAACTTTGTTTAATGTATTATCTAAAAAGGGGTAGGAATTAACAATAAATTTATATAGGTTTTGTAAGATGCAGTTATTTATAGTATCTTTAATTTTAATAATGTAAGTGTTATACATTATGTTTGATAGATAGAATTTGTCCAGCTCTTTATTTAGATTATGACTGGGTAATGGTGTAGATTCTTGTAAATCAAAAAGAACCTTACGTTTTTTAATACCGTAATAAGTATCGTTTATTTTTTTAAATGTAGAAGGACATTTATATGCTTTTTTATCACAAATTATCTTGTCCTCATCCATTTTAATTGCTGGAAATAATTTGCCCATAATGTAATCATCGTCTTCATTAATTCTATAAAGTATAAAACTGAAAAGATTATATGAGAAATATAACTTATTTTCAACATTGTTGGTATAGTCGTTGAAAGAATCATATACGCCGAAATAACTATTTTTGCAGCCAATAAGATTCTTTGAGGCACTGTCTATTTTATTATAATATTTATCTATAAACATTACAAAGAATATATTAAAAATATTGGGGGTTATGTTAAAATTGTTGTTTTGTTTATATTTTCTGCTTAAATACTTATTTGTCATAATTAAATGTATCCAACTAAGGTAATAAATTTTACCATGTAAAACAACAGTAATTTCATTAAACAATTTATCTATTTTTTTTGTATTATCAGTTATCAAACATCTTTTCTTGTTTTCCAAACAATAGACAAATGTGTTTACAATAGAAGTAATATCATCTAAGTCTGTTATTACACATGATTTATGGTTCGAATCAGCTGATATATTTTTTAATTTTAATAAATCCATCTAAACTTAGATTATATATTAATTTAAAAATTTAAACTATATAAATATATATATGAGCGACGCATCAGCAGAGATAAAATTAGACACTTTTTTGGAAACTTGTCAAACAGGAGATATATTATTATATAATAGCAATTATTGGTATTCGAGATTAATTGAATGGGGATCGGGTTCTAAATTTAGTCATATATCGATTATATTGAGAGACCCTACATTTATAAATGAGAAATTAACAGGTCTTTATATACTTGAATCATCATATGAGGATATACCTGATTCTAATACAGGTGAAAAAGTTTGGGGTGTTCAAATAATACCTTTACAGCATGTTTTGGACGAATACAAAAAAAGTTTTGTAGGAAATCTTTACTATCGTAGATTAGAAACAGAAAAAAGCGAAGATTTTTATGTCAAGCTTAAAGACTGTATAAAACACACCGAAGGTAATAAATATGATCTCAATCCACTTGATTGGTTTAAAGCTGAATTTCAATTAGATGTTGGTGATACCAGAAAAGAAAATACATTTTGGTGTTCTGCATTAGTAGGATATGTATATTGTCATATGGGATTCATTGATAAAGATATTTCTTGGAGTATATTGCCTCCCAGAAAATTTAGTCATTATGAAAATGACCGGTTAACATATTCTAACTGTTCGTTACATCCCGAAAGATTAATTAATTTTTAAGATGGTTGTAAATATAATAGAAACTTTATATGTTTTAGTATATATAATGGAACGTGAATTAAATGGATATGATTATGATATATTACAAGCAATTGCAGAATCTGAAGGTATGGATAGCAGTTCTAGAAGTAAGAGAGAACTAATTCAAAGAATTATTGAGCATCGTCAACAACAGAGAGAGCCAGAGAGAGATAGAGAAAGAGAAATGGCTGATTTACAATTAAGAGATATAGATTATATTAGAGAAAGGCTTATTGAAAAAGGATTTAATGAGATGATTTCCCAAACTATAGAAAATAAGGACTCATTAATATTAATATACGGGACGATAATTGACTTAGAGCAATCTTCGCTGGATGAATTAAGATTTGCGTATAGAGATATTAAAAGTAGTATTCCACATAGGTCACAATGGTTAGGATTTTTACCAGGCGACGGAAGTGATATCAATAGAGATGTCATCATAAATAGGTTAATGCGTTTGCTTGGCAACCGTACAGCCAATAACGAGTCTAGAGAGCGCGGTCGTATCCAAGAGAGAGAGAGACTTCGCCAAGCTTTGGAAAGTTTACCCGATATACCAGCTATACCCGCCAATATGCGTGACGGAGCACCTTCTCAATTAGGAGTTCCAAGAGTAGCATCACCTGGCGGTGGTGCCGGTATGGCTGTTGTCGATGAAAAGCCCGGAATTGTTAGTTCTCTTGTTTCTATGGGAATTGATTCAGCTACTGCTCGTCAAGCGGCAATGCGCACCAGTAGTGTTGAGGCGGCATACGATTGGATTACAAGCAAGAGATAATATACCTGAACTAAACAGATTTAATCAAAATAAGAAATAATCTAAATTATAATAATTTAAATTATCTTTTTTTATAGTATAAAATGGAAGATTTATCTTATTCAGATGTAAAAGCAATTTCAAATTATATGGGTTTAGGTGTATCAGGAACTAAAGAAGAATTATTAGTGAAAATACGAGAAACAGCAGATCACGGTCGTCGTGGGTCTATTCCATTAAGTCATTACGAAGGTAAAGCACGTTTTGAACTTCCCACATCTCCTACACCTGTAGAGCTTAAAATAACACTGAAGCCGGTTGAACATACATTACCTATAGAACATGAATCATCATCAAGTTTAACTTATAGTGCCCCAGCAGAATTATCAAAAACTGCCCGTGTACGCAAGGAGGTTCCAGCTGAAGAGCGCTGTATGGCTCGCATCTGGGGTTCTGCCGCAAATGGAAACCTCGGTATGGGTCCACAATGCACTGCTAAGAAGTGCGGAGGCGACTACTGCAAGATGCACGCGAAGATGGAGGCTGAGAGCTGGAAACCACTACAGTGGAGAGATGGCAGAAAGTTTGGTCTTTTTATGGGCCGTATAGATGAACCTCTTCGTGGGAAAGATGATGATGGTAAATGGCAAATTCTCTGGAGAACTCCCGAGATTCTCGCCCAGATCGAAGCGGATAAGGCAGCTGGCACTTTTGAACTTGGTGAAGCTTTGGCACCAAGTCGACGTTCTAAGACAACGAAGTTAGAGGCGAAGAAGGCTAAGGTTCCAAAGGTTCCAAAGCCGGCTCGTGGCAAGAATTCCTACATGTTTTACTTAGAGTCCCGTCGCGCAGATATTGAAGCTCGGATTTTAGCAACAGCTAATGCTGTTGGTGCTTCTGACGAGGATAAGGCTAAAGTAGCACTGTCTGGTAAGGTTAAGGTAGCTGAGGTTACAAGAATTGCTGGTGCTGAGTGGAGGGCTATTAGCGCCGAAGAGAAGGCTCCTTTTGAGGAACTAGCTGCTGTTGACAAGGCTGACAAGCTAAAGGCTTTCGAGGATGAACTCGGAAAAGACAGCGTATGAAAAGAAATAATCTAAATTATAATAATTTAAATTATATCAAAAATTAGGTATGTAGTTGTAATTGTTAGCATTATTTAAAAACCTACAACGTGTATTTACAGGGAAGTTATACTTTTGACACCAAGCAAGCGAATATACAGTTTGCTGTTGTTTAATTTCATTAATATCTTCATTATTAAGTTCCTCTTTTACATAGCATAGTCCTTTAATCAATGATTTAATTTGTTTGCCGATGAAATAAA